ATATTGCATTAGGTTTTAATCCTCTTCTTAATGATACATTAAATACTGAGTTATATAGTAATGTAGAATTAATTTCAGGTATTTTACCTTATAATCCTAATGGTATTTTAGGAAATACGAAATCTTTAAAATATACAGTTTCTACTATTAATAATCCAGAAGATCAATATATTATAGAAAGTCAAGATATACCTGAACGTGCTTATTATTTAACAAAAACATATTTATGTAATTTTGATTCTATTACAAATGAGTTTAATACTAATATTACATTTGATATGACAAATTTAGGTGATTTTGATGAAGCAAAACTTACATTAAATTCAATTACTTTAAGTAATATTGCTTCTGATAATTTGAATGTTAAGAATTTTAATTTTAGTAATATAACTAATGATGTATTTATATTATTTAATGATGAACAATTAATTAAAACAAATGAAAGTTATACTTTTAATAGTAATTTAAATATAAGATTTAAAAATAAAGATAACTTTGACCATAATGATATAAACAGTGATAATAATATAAATATTACCACAAATTTTAATTCTATAAGTCACTCTATTAACTATAATATTATATTTGAATTTTATTTACAAATTAGAAGCAGAACAAACAATACTAATTTGGTTTTTAATCAACACGAAGCTACAGTTAGAAAATCTACAAATAATAAAATTATTTTTATGAACGATGGATCTATTGGTATAGGAACGGATGATTCACAAGGTTATTCATTGTATGTTAATAATATATCTAGTGTAAAAAAAGGTATATATTGTGCAGATGATATTACGATCTTGAGTGATGAAAAATATAAAACTAATATTAAAACTATCGAAAAACCTATAGAAAAATTAATGGCATTAAGAGGTGTTTCGTATAATAGAATTGATCGTGATATTAATGAAACACGATTTGGATTTATAGCTCAAGAAGTTCAAAAAGTTTTACCGGAAGCTTGCGATGGTAGTAATGGTATTAAAAATACAGATATTGTAGCATTATTAGTAGAAGGTTTTAAAGAAATTTGTAAAAAAATTGATAAAAAAATATAAAAAATGAAGTTGATTTAATTTTTTAATTATAGTAATGACTACTAACAACAACACTCTCGTGCACAAGTATCTTGTTCCTCTTATTGAGAACATTGATTTTGATGGTTGTGAGAACAACAGCAATATTAAGGCAGTCATCAGTAAGTTGATGACTATTGCTAAGAACACTATGAAAAAGGAGCAAGAACCCGGTGATACTTCTGATGTTAAGATTGATGATATGAAGGGTGCTATTATCCTTAATAAGAAGATTGATGAGACTGATAAGATTGATAAGACTGATGATCCTAAAAAAGAAGCTAAGTCTAAGAAAGAAGTCAAGCCTAAGAAAGAAGCTAAGCCTAAGAAGGAAGCTAAGCCTAAGCCTAAGAAGGATACTGAGCAGAGCGATGAACACGACAGTGAATCTTCGGATGATTCTACTGGTAGCACAACAAAAAAACAGCATATTGAAAAGAAAAGCATTAAAACACCCGGTAAAGTTGATGAAGATAATGATATTACCATTAACTCTGATATAGAAGACCCAGCCAGTGATGAGGAGTAAAAGTAATTAACACAAAAAAAACAAAAACAAAAAAAAAACACTTTTATAATTTCCACTTTAAAATGTCAAATAACTTTTTTATTGAAGGAAAATGTAATAAAAACGTAGATTGCTCTAATAAGGTTTTAAATAAATTTGTAAAAAAAATGATAAAAAAATATAAAAAATGAAGTTCATTTATTTTTTAATTATCATTATGACCACCACCAACAACACTCTCGTGCACAAGTATCTTGTTCCTCTTATTGAGAACATTGATTTTGATGGTTGTGAGAACAACAGCAATATCAAGGCAGTCATCAGTAAGTTAATGACTATTGCTAAAAATACTATGAAGAATCAGGTAGAACCTGGTAATACTTCGGGTATCAAAATTGATGAGATGAAGGGTGCACTTATCCTTGATACGCAGGTTGATGAGAAAGCCAAACCTGAGAAGAAAGCCAAACCTGAGAAGAAAGCCGAACCTAAGAAGAAAGCCGAACCTGAGAAGAAAGCCGAACTTAAGAAGAAAGCCGAACCTAAGAAGAAAGCCGAACCTAAGAAGAAAGCCGAACCTAAGAAGAAAGCCGAACCTAAGAAGAAAGTTGAGAGTAAGAAGGATACTGACCAGAGTGATGAACACGAAAATGAATCTTCTGATGATTCTAGTGGTAGCTCTACAAAAAAACAGCATATTGAAAAGAAAAGTATTAAAACACCTGGTAAAGTTGAAGTTGAAGTAGATGATGAGTTTATAGATGCACTTATTGCAAAAGAATCTGATGAAGATTCTGATGATGAAGTTAATACTGATAATATTGATATTATACTTAACTCTGATATAGACGACCCGGCTAGTGATGAGGAGTAAAAGTAATTAACACAAAAACAAAAAAATACAAAAAAACTTTTATAATTTGTAATTAAAAATGATAACGTAATTATATTATAATATAAAATGTCAAATAACTTTTTTAATAAAAATTGTCCATATTTTATCGAAGGAAAATGCAAATCAGTCCCTTGTAAATACAAATATCATATTAAATGTAATAAAAACGTATCTTGCTTTAATTTTGAATGTTGTTATGGGCATTTTGTATCACAAGATATGCGTAGATTATTTAAAGCAATTACAGATGAACATAAAAATCCAGAATATGAAAAAGCTAAAAATAAATGCTCTTATTCTATTAATTGCTTTAATCCCAATTGTAATAAAGAACATCTTATATTACCAGAAGCAATGCAGTTTATAAATCATATTATTAAAGAATCTATTTCTTATGAAAATGCTAATAGTTTATATAATATTCAATTTAAAAATAAATCTCCTGTTATAGAATCACTTAATGAACCAATTGATACCAAATTGGAAAATGATTTACTTAATTTAACAGAAGAAGAAGAAGCAGGAGGACCTCCTATTAGAAATGATCGTGAAGATCTTAGATCTAAATTGCTACAAGAATTGATGGCAGCCCAAAACAATATTAATGAATTATCTAAAAAAATATACAATAAAGATATTGAAATTCAAGGTTTATTGAATGAAAGAAAATATTTAGAATCTAAAATATATCAAAATAGAGCTAGAGTTCATCAATTAACAATGAATATAATGAATTTGGGTAGTTTTTAAATATTATTGTAATAAGTTAAATGAAAGAACCTATTAAACCATTATTAAAATGGTTAGGTGGAAAAACACAAATAATTGATAAAATAATTAGTAAATTTCCTAAAAAAATAAATAATTATTATGAACCTTTTATAGGTGGTGGTTCTATTCTAATTAATTTATTACAACAAGAAGATATTATTATTAAAGGTAATATCTATGTTTATGATCTTAATAAATCATTAATTGATTTTTATAAATCAATACAATCTAATCCTGAACTATTTTATACTAAAATTATGAAAATAATTAAAAAATATAGAAAAGCTGATAATAAAGAATTATTTTATTATAAAATGCGTAATCAATACAATAAGAAAAATACACCTGAATTATTTTTATTTTTAAATAAAACTTGTTTTCGTGGTATGTTTAGAGAAAGTGATAAAGGTTTTAATGTATCTTATGGACATTATGATAATCCTGAAATAATTAATTATGATCATTTAATAAAGTTTAGTAAATTAATTAAAAAAGTTCATTTTATTAATTTACCTTTTACACGTAGTTTAGTTAATATTAAAAAGAATGATTTTGTTTATTTAGACCCCCCATACTATCCCGAAAAATCTATTTCGTTTATTAATTATACTGCTGAAAGTTTTAAATTAGAAGATCATAATGCTTTATTTAATATTATTTTAAATATGAAAAATAAGTTTATAATGAGTAATTCAAATGTAAAAGAATTAAAAAAGATCTTTAAATCTTATAATATTACTAAAATCTTAGCTAAACGTTCTATTAATTCTAAAAATCCTGAATCTAAAGTATATGAATTATTAATTATGAATTATTAAAAATATTATATTAGTTAAATATACTTTCTTTAGAATATAGAAAAAATGATAGAAGTATCTAAACTTATAAAATTTAATTGGTATAAGATTGATAAAAATCTAAAACTAAAAAATAATTTCTCTACCAGTGATAAAATATTATTTCATAATATCTTATAATTAAAAGATTTCTTTAAATGTTTTTTCATATGATTTTTTATTATTTTAACATTAAAAATGTTAGTATTTTTTTCATTAAATTGAATATGTTTTGATTTCATATATATATTATCGTTTTCTGTTAAGATCTTAGTTTCTTTTAAATTAAAAAAGTCTTTATATAATACTAAATACACCAAAACTAGATCATAAGCATTTGTTATTTTATTTATTGTTGTTAAAAAATCTTTAGTATATTTGTTATTAATATCATTAGGAACAATTAAAAATTGAATAAACAATTTGTAATAACTATCATTACATTGTTCATTATTATTTTCAATATTATTTATTAATGTTTGTAAGTTTTCTAATTCATTATTTAAATAATTAATTTTATTATCATCTGCAATTAATTTTAATCTATTTTTAATATTATTTATATATTTAGGTATTTTGTTTTTAATATGATTTTTATATTTTTTAATTACTTTAAGTTTATTTTTTTCAATTATATTATTTTTAAATACCATATTAAATATAGTTGGTAGATTTTTAGCAAATAATAATGTTTTTCTAACACTCAATTTCGCTATATTTTGATCAATAAACATTAGATCTTTTAAATTAAAATCTATAAGATAAGCTGTATTTTTGCCTAAAAAATATAATTTATTATTATCATTGCTAATATATGTTTTATCAAATAAATCTATAACATATTTTGTCTCATCTCTAATTTCTTCAGCATTTGGAAATCCATTTCCAAAATTATATGCACCTTTACCACCTGATCGTATATCCGGAATCATAGAATTATTTTTATAATATATATTTCCTTGAAAATATATATTAGATATTCTATTTATTATTTTAGTATTTGCTTTTAAAGCAGTATATAATGGACGTACTGGTGCTATTGAAATAATATCTATATTATCATCTCTATTTGCTTCAAAAAAACTATTTAAATTCGCATATTTATTTATATTAGTTCTAAATGTTTTTTTATTATACGGTAATATACATACATTACTATCAACATCTTTTATAATTTTATTTGTTCTTTCATCAATATCTATTGGTTTAAAACTAAACTCTTCATCCAATGGTATAACAACTGCTATATTTGTTATTTTAAATCTTGATAACCAATAATAAACTGAATTACCTCTATTTTGTAATTTAGATCCGGAAACCGCTATTGCTAATAATTTTATTTTATTTAATTTATGTAAATATAACAGTATTATTAAAGCTAATGTATCATCTGTATCACGTCCTATATCTGTAATTAAAATATATTTTTTTTTTACCATTTATAATTTAATAATATTAAATTAATATAAATGCCTTATATAGCAGAAGGATCTTATGGCTGTGTATTCTCACCACCACTTAAATGTTTAAACAAAAATAATACTAAAACCGATCAAGCTGGTAAAATATTTAATAATAAAGGTTCTATGGAAGAAGAAAAAGAACTTGCTGAAAAAATTAATAAAATTGATCCAAAAGGTAAATGGACTATTCCTTATTATGGTAGCTGTTTTGTAAATGTAAATAAAACACGACCAAATGATAATATAGAAAAATGTAATAGGTATGCAAAACATATTCCTGTAACAGAACAATTAATATACAAAAATGGTGGTATTGATTTAAATCATTTTACTAATAATTTTGAATTTTTTAAAAATAATATTTTTATTGATGATCTTATTCCTTTATTTTATAACTTATTGAAAGGACTTAGAATTTTAAATGAAAAACAAATCGCACATTGTGATATTAAACCTCCAAATATGTTATATGATTTTGATGAATCAAAAATTTATATA